TCCAGCAGACCAAGGAAATCTACGGCGCGAACGTGCTGAACACTGCCACGACGTACAATGCGGCGATTGGCGGTGACGGCAAGGCGCTGTGCGCCACCGACCACCCGATTGATGGTGGCACGGTTGCGAACCGTCCGACGACTGACGTTGATCTGAATGAAGCCACGCTGCTGAACGCGATGATCGCGGTCCGTACGAACTTCAAGGATCAGGCCGGTCTGAAGGTGTTTGCGCGTGCGCGCAAGCTGGTGGTTCCGCCGCAGCTTGAACCCGTTGCGATCCGCCTGACGAAGACGGAACTGCGTCCGGGTACTGCTGACAACGACGTGAATGCGATCATGATGACTGCCGGTGGCCTGCCGGAAAGCTACATGGTCAACGACTTCCTCACGTCTGCGTTCGCGTGGTTCCTGCTCACGAACATTGATGGCCTGTCCTACATGGAACGCATCAAGTTCGAAACCGATATGCAGGTCGATTTCGTCACAGATAATCTGTTGGTGAAGGGGTACGAACGTTATAGTTTCGGGTATTATAATTGGCGTTCGATCTACGGTAGCTTCCCGACATCGTAACGTCACAACCCACTGAAAGGCTGGATGTTTTTGTGAGATGATTCCTTTACAGACGCCCTCAACCAAACTACAATCCTTTCCGCCAATCATGGCAGAGGGAACTGTTGTTATGGTTAAGGGTGTGGAATTTTCTTACGAAGATATAGCTCGCGTTCTGGATTATGATGCTGACACAGGTGTTTTCACTTGGAAGGTTAGCATTAACTCCAGGGCGCAAGCTGGCGGCCGGGCTGGTGTGTGGCAGCGCATGCAAAATGGAAAAGACTATCTTTCGATTACTTATAATGGTCGTAAGATGGCCGGAACCCAGGTTGCGTGGCTGCTGCATTATAAGCATTGGCCTGACCGCTCAGTCTTTTTTGTGGATAAAGACACAACCAATCTTCAGATTTCTAATCTGAAGATGGCGGATCATAAAGCGCATAGGGTTGTAAAAGAAGACGGCTCTGTTCAATACCAAATGTCCGCCAATCAAATCCGTAGCTATGGATTGATGCGGAATTATGGTTTGTCCATGACAGATTATGCTCAAATGTTTGCCCGTCAGGGCGGCGTTTGTGCAATCTGCCAAAAGCCTGAAACTGCTAAAGTTCCAGGGCGAAAGAAGGATGGTAATGAGGATCGTGTTCGTGATCTCTCTGTAGATCATGATCATGAAACTGGCGCCGTCCGGGAGTTGCTCTGCAACAACTGCAATCATGTGCTTGGTTCTGTCCAAGATGATCCGCACATTTTGCGCCGTGCTGTCGAATACCTCGAAAAGCATCAGCGTAAAAATGAGGTTGTGATCCCGAACGTGCCGCTCTCCACCCCTTCCACAGAAAGGAACGACTGAAATGGGTGCTACCCACTTTAGCGGTCCGGTCCTGACGGGTGATCTTCAGCAGGGTGAAACCAACGGCCCCAACCAGGGTTATGTGGTTCTTACTCAGTCCACGTCGATCACTCAGAACAGCACCTCCGCTGTTTCTTCCACGCTGTACATTCCGGCTGGTTCTCGGATCATCAGCTTCAATGTTGATGTTCTGACGGCTTTTAACTCTGCCACATCTGCAACGCTGACCATTGGTACTTCCGCTGGCGGCACTGAATATGTGAGCAGTGTTAACGCCAAGACTGCCGGGCGTGCGGCCATTACCTACTCTGCGGCGCAGCTTGCTGCGATGGCTGGCGTAGGCTTGACAGGTACGGCGGCTCCCACCACCGCACCTGTCGTTGTGACTGTGACGCCTGTCGGTGCCACCAGCGCCGGTTACGTCCAGATTTCCGTCATCTACGCGCAGCAGTAAGGAGACATCCTATGAAGGGTCGTAAGTGCCGTGCGACTGGCGGTGGGATGGACTCCCCCGCTGTTGGCCGTCGTGACTATGAGCAGGACCTGCGTGACAACCCGGAAAGCCGGGTGAACGCGCCGAAGATCACCAAGGCCGCTGAAGAGCGCAAGCGTGGTGGCAAGGCCGTTGGCAAGGTTCATGGCGCCGCCGCGAAGGCGCACATGGGCCGCAAGCCGCGCAAGGCTGGTGGCCGCGTTGGCAGCGATAGCAGCCCGTTTTCCAGCGCCCGCGCTGGCACGCCTGCTAAGGGCCGCCAAGCGGTGGATATCGACTAAGGCTGATGGGGGCTTCGGCCCCCATCTTTCTTTTGGAGGAAGCCATGTCTGGTGCCTGGACGCGCAAGGAAGGTAAGAATCCAGAAGGTGGATTGAATGAGCGTGGCCGCGCCTCGCTTCGTGCTGAAGGGCGTGACATCAAACGCCCAGTTTCCCGCGAGGAAGCGCAGCACAGCGAAGTGGCGGCGGCCCGCAGGCGGTCATTTTGCGCCAGGATGGAAGGGATGCGTAAGCATTTGACTGGCGCCAAGGCCGCAAAAGACCCTAATAGTCGTATCAATAAGTCCTTGCGGAAGTGGGATTGCAACTAATGCGGAAGAAAGAGTTTTGGGAGAAAGAAGCTCCCAAAGATGCTGGCGAAAGCCACATGAGCCGCAAGCAAGTAAAGTCTGCCAAGGCAATGGCACGCGCTGCTGGTCGGCCCTGGCCGAATCTGGTAGATAATGTCACCGCGATGCGTGCTGGACGAAAGAAGGGTTAAGCCATGACACCGATTTCTGTTTCCAAGACCGGCACCGGGCGCAGTGCAGCCATCGCCGTAGATAACTTCCTCAACCCGTTCAATGTTGGTATTGGCGCCGCCATCACAAGTGGGGCGGCGACTTTCAATGTTGAGTATTCCTTCGATGATCCGATGGATGCGGGTTATACTGTGGCTGGGGCAACTTGGTACGTTGCTTCAGGCTTTTCGGGAGTTACCGCGTCCACTGGTGGGTCGCTGACGGTTCCTTGCAAGGCCATCTGCATTAATATTACATCTGGCACCGGCACTGTGACGGCGCAGATTGTGCAGGCTGGCACTCGCTAATACTGGCGTTTAGGGGAAGCATTATGACCACAAGCGGTACTTATGCCTTCGACCCTTCGCTTGGTGAGCTTGTTCTGTATGCCTACAACTTGATTGGCATTCGCAATACGTCGTTGACCCAGGAACATATGGAGTCGGCGCGTATTGCTGCCAACATGATGCTGGCGAACTGGTCCAACAATGGCGTTAACCTGTGGACGGTGGAAAAGATTACTGTTCCGCTGGTTGCTGGGCAAGCGACATATCCAGTTGATTCCAACACCGTGGTTATGTTGGACACATACATTAGGATTGATAATGGCACATCTGATCCAATTGATCGTATTATTCTTCCAATCAGCCGCACGGAATATGCCAGCTATCCTAACAAGGAGCAGCAGGGCTTTCCGACTGTTTATTGGCAGGATCGCCTCATCAACGGCAGCGTTACGCTTTGGCCTGTGCCGGATGGGTATTCTGCTCAGTACTTGGTGTATTATAAGACGCGCCAAGTTCAAGATTCTGATTTCCGAAACGGTCAGATCGTGGAAATCCCGTATTTCTGGCTTGAAGCCTTTGCTGATGGGCTGGCTTACCGTCTTTCGCGGGTTTGGGCGCCTGCTATGGCGCCGGGACTGAAGGCGATTTCTGACGAAAGCTATAATATAGCTGCCGAGCAGAACATCGAAACGGCTTCGCAGTACATTAGTCCGCAGATTTCGGGCTACTTCCGCCCATAATGGAGGCTTTGCATGGCTTACGCCTCTCAGTCTGGACGGGCAAGGACTAGCGCCAGCAGTCCGCAGGCGCATGCGATCTGTGATCGCTGCGGCTTCAGGTATAATCACGTCAATCTGCAATGGCAGTATGACTGGGCTGGCGCTTCGATGATTAACAAGCGCATTCTGGTTTGCCGCACTTGCTATGATGATCCGCAGCCGCAGTTGCGTGCGATTGTCGTGCCTGCTGATCCGATGCCGATTATCAATCCGCGCGTGCAGGACTTTGTGACGGCGGAAACAAACACGCGGTTTACGTCCGGTCAGAACACGGTGAATGCGCAGACTGGCATTCCTGTTCCTGGCGGCGATGTACGCATCACGCAGAGCGGTAATGATCGCGTGACGCAGCAGACTGGCGAAGCACCCGGCGGTATTAATCAAGAGCCGGGTACTGATCCAAATGCCCCTGGCAATAATGATCCGGGTCTGCCATACAACAACACAGAAGTGCCAAAGACGGGACCGCTATAAATGGCCAATACACAAATCCCGAATCTTCCGCCTGCCATTTCTCTTAATGGCACTGAAGAACTTGAAGCCGTCCAGGCTGGTACTTCGGTCCGCGTTACTTCCTCTCAAATTGCTGGCCTGAACCCCGGCCCGACCGGCCCTA